CCGTGGACTTTCGCCCGCAGACCGCATCTTGTCTTAAGTCTATTGATCCCAGTAAGGACCTTGGTGATGAATCGGGCATCGTCAGCATACTCTGAGAGGCAGTACTCATAGATTTGACACTCAATTGCACGGAGCACTTCGGGTGTGAAGTGAGATTCGAAAGCTTTATAATCATTCTCATAATAAAACAGCCCATCCGCCCTAAGTTTAGCAATCAGGGCGGGTCTGTTTGGAATGGGAACATGCTTGATGAAATAAGGAAGTGAATAGACCTGCTTCTCAACGGCTTTGAAGTAAGGACCTGACCATGCCTTAAATTCATCGACGCGAGAATTTATCCACCTAGCCTCCTTATACTCAGGGTACAACTCAAGTTTTATAAAGCTTTTAATGTCTGAGCACCGTCGTAAAGTGGGGTGCTGTCCGTGCAACTTTCGGAACGTCTCCCTTAGACTATCCTTGCGGCTGGTCGTATACGGGGCATCGGCCAGCCATTCCTCGAAGGACGGAACGCGTACAGGTACAAGATAATCCCTGCACCAACGACTAACAAACTCGCGGATATCGGCCAATACTCCCGGAGCAGGCTTTGGCAGATCGCGACAAAGCCGCTTAGTAAGCCCACGACGAATTGTGTTAGGATCGTTGCGATCGACCGAAACAGGGGAATAGCCAGGTATACACACATTGAGGCGCCTAAAATTCCGGCTCCTGCAGCGATGTACATCAGGCTTTTTATACACGGCCCCCTGATCGTCAACCAGTACGGATTTTGGTACCGGTAATCCAACGTCCGAAGAGCGGAACCCCGTAGCGTAGACTTTGCGATTGACCCCATAAGGACCTCTGGTGTCCTTAAGTAATCGGTCGCGCACTGCACTAGCCCCAAGTGAGGCTGGAAGAGTTCCGCTAGCGTGGAGTTTAACTGAACGTCAACTCCATTTGAATCGGACAATGTACACACCGGCACATTCGAGGACGCTACATAGCTGAGGCACATCAACTCCGACCCGTCTATCACCGCTAAGTGATCAGAGTCAGGAATTGGTAAGCGTGGCAGCCTGTTTAGCCTTTCACGGCAGTTGAGTTTTAGGGTGTCGACGGACACACCCCGGGGATACTCGGTGAGAACTGACGTGAGCATCGACGGACTGAACACGACGCAATGTGGTCTCAACATTCCTGTATCGCGGATATTGGAGAAATGAGACTTGATCGCGTCATCAAGACAACCTGGACGCACGACACCACTGTCAACCCAATTTAGGCAGAAGCTGTCCATAGAGGCTAGCTTTGCCTGTAGGAAACTCGGGTCGACATCAATATCACGGGAAAAGAACAAGCAAACCCCGTAAATTATGTCTGCATCGATCATCTCTGTATTCATGTTCGGTCCTATCCGCTGATCAGCAACAATCTTCCTAGCCTCGTAGCGAACATTAACCTGGAACGCTTCAATACCTGCCTGGGCTAGAGCAAAGCGGCACGCTTCTGGAGAGGGTCGAAACCCGTCCAAAATCGGTCGCCTCGCCTTAAGCTTCG